CAGTGCCATCTATTGCCTCACGAGTTTGAAGGTCGCACCATACCGGGCCACGTCATTGACCCGGCCCGAGAGCGTCAACGTCTGGAATATCGCCCTATGGGTCAGCGTGAGTCCGCCGCCGGTGATGGCGAGCGTTCCCTGAAGACCGTACTGCGAAAGGCCAATCGCCGCCGTGCTCAGGCACTTGAGAGATATAGTGCCTGCGTCAACTGAAAACGTGGAGTCGCGCCCGAGCGGCATACTGCCGCCTGCGTTCACGTCGATCTCAGTGACCTCACCGAGACTCGCTCCGTTCCACGTTACGCTCACACCCGTGCATACAGTTGCCATGACGGGCCTCCGTCACGGCAATTAGACGCGGGCAACCCGGAGGGTGGCCTGACCACGAATCGCGTCGTTCAGGGCGAACGTGAGCGTCGAGGAGTTGACCGTGTACGCGAGCGACGAGAACCCCGTGAGAGCCGTGCCGGCAACCGTGATCGAGCACGTGCCCGTCGAGGCGTCGGCAATCAGCACGCGACCCAGGTAGTCAAACTGCACCTGGCGTCCGGTGTCGGTCGTGGAACCCTGGAGCGGGCGGTCGATCGTGGCGATCGAAGCGCCGGTGGTCAGCCCAAGATGGCTCACGTCGATCTTCTCTTGATCGGCAGTCGGGTCGGTCTGGGTAATGACGATGTTCGTCACCGTGTAGACCGTGGCACCAAGGCGAAGAACTGTTCCGGTTCCATCATGCGGGGTTGCCGACATTCTTTAGGTCTCCTGCCAGAGGATCGAGTACGTTTGCGAAACCGAATAAAGCGGTGGTGCCTCGCCGCCGGCGAGTTGGGCAAACCCGTCAGCCTCGTTATCGAGGGAGACGTTGTTCACTAATACCGAGTCTGCCGTAACGCCCCCGTACCCATCCAGCGCGACCCGGCACACGTCGGCCAGTTCCCTTACTGATTCGTAGGACTCCGCGTAGAGGTCGAGGGCCAGGATCACGGTGGTGACACCCGTCGGGCCGGCAAGGCTCTGCGACCGCTGTACGGCACTACGGCGGTACGTGGCGAACGGAGACGCCGCAGAGGCCGGGGCGATCACGGGGTATATCCGCGTGCCCAAGAGCCGGGCCACGCTGGCATCGGCGACCAAGGCGGAACGGATCGCGGCTTCGGGGCTCTTGAGGGCCATACCCCGATTGTGCCGGCAGCACCCCCGACGCTTGCAGCGTTAGCCCGGCCCGAGCGTATCGGTGCCCGAGACGCTTCCGGTGTCGCGGATGCGGAGCGACGACCACGCTTGAGACAGCGACAGCGAGAGCTCCCGCTGGAGGATGGAGGCGATCTCTCCCTGCGTCTGCACGAACGCCGTCTGCACTGGGGGGATGCCCTTCACGCCGCCTTCCGGGGAAGCCTCGATAATGAGGGGCTGCCCCTTTTTTGCCTTCTTAAAAAACGCCGCAGGGTAGTTCGGATCGGTCTGCACGCCTGCGCGGTCGCTGCGGCCTTTCACGACTTGAAACGGCCCGAGCTTGTTGAACGAGCTTGCGATCACGGCGTTCTGGCCGCTCACCCAATGCACCACGCCTTTGCCGCGAACCGTCTCCTGTTGCCCCAGGCGAACACGAGTGAATGGAGTCGTCGGGCTCTTGCGTTGGTACGGCTTGTTCGAGATCGTCGTGAGCACGCGGCGCTTGGTGCCGAATTCGAGGAGCCACTGATGGAAGGCTCTGTCTTTGCCAACGCGAACGGACCCGCCAGCCGCCGACGCGGAACCGCTTTGCCCGGCTCGCGTGTAGCCTACGATCCCGACCGCCACGCCGGTCTGCTTGTACTTCACGACCTTCGACGTGACCGCCCGCTTCAAGTTGCCCGTCGGGCCGACAGGCGTGATCTCTCGCAGCCTGCGCGTCATCGGCTGGATCGCCTTCCGCACCGCGTCGCCGATCACGTCGGCGGCCTGCCTGTTTGGGAAGAACGTGGCGAGCTTGTCGCGCAGCCCGCGCAGTTCTTCGGCATTGATATTGATCTGGACGCCGCCGACAGCCACTAGACGGTCTCCGAGCAGATCAGTTCGTGCTCACTCCGGTTCTCGCGCTCCAGCACCGAGATGATCTGAAGCGTTCGCCCCCGCCAAGAGATCCGCATCTGGTTCGTGAGCCCCGTCAGATACCGCATCCGAATCCGGTGCGTGATCTCTGTTTGCTGGGTGTTCGCCAGAAGAAACTCACGGGCCGTCACGCCCGTGACGCTGGCCCATACTTCCGCGAATGACGAGTACGTGTAAGTCGTCTCGCCCAGCCGGTTCCGCGATTCGGTCGGCTTCTCTACCGTAATCCGCTCGCGGAGTTGCCCGGCGTCGATCATATGATCGTGCCCTCGCCGACAACGACGATGTCATAGGTCGCGCCGGCCGTGCTCGTCACGAACAGCGACGAAGCCGACGCTCCGGCAGCCGACGGGTTCACGACCGCAAAGATGCCGCCAGGGGCAACGCTGCCAGAAAACGATCCGGTCAGCGTGAGCGTGTGTGTGCTGCCGGTGTTGCGAACGTATATCGTTTTCACGGCGGAAAAAACTACCGACACGCTCGCCCCGTCGCGGGTGTCGGGCAGGCTATCCAACTGGATCGTGTCGGTGCCGCCACTCACCCGCGAATCGCTCCACACGATCTGTGCTTGGTTCGCGGCGGTGCCTTCGGTGAGCGCTTGGAAATAATCCGCCCGCGTAACGCGGCTGTTTCTTGCAATGTCGGCCGTGTCGGTCTCCACCGCGACGATGCTGAAGAACACTTCTGCGGAAAGGCTCACGTGTAGCTCCCCCACGAGACGGTATCGAGCAGACGCTTCGCCCCGTCGGGCATCTGCCCGTCGCTACGCTTCTCGTAGAGTTCGAGAATCGTCATGAGAATGGCAGACTTGACTCGCTGCGGCACGTCGCCTGAGGAGCCGTAGCCCGCCCACCAAGTGACAGTGATTGCGTTCTCGTCCAGCAGCGCCGCCGGCCAAGAGCCGTTGTAGGTCGTGCGGATGCAACCCGGCGTGGATTCGCGATCCACACGGTAGTCGGTGGCGGCAAGCGTAGCCGTGCTGGTGTCGGCAATCGTGTAAGTGATAGTCACCGCCGTGGCTGTTCCGCTGCTCGCCATCGGCGGACGTGGCAGTTCAATTTCGTACGGGAACTGGTCGATCTTCATGACGAATTGCTGGGTCACGAGAGCCCGGTCGATGTAGTCCTCTACGAGCTCCCGGGCGGTCGTGATAAGATTCGTGATCAGCGTATCGTCGGCCGACGCATCGACCCGGCAGTGGGCCTTGGCTTCGGCGAGGGTCACGGGCTCGACCGCCGGGGCGGCGGTTCGCTTCAGGCTGCGGTAGCGTTGCATCACTTACGTCGTCTCCGCGGCGTCACGTCTGCCGTCTGCGTCGCCGGCTCCACGCTGGCGGTCTCGATCATCGTCTGCTTGTCTGCGGCCCGCTCCGCGTACTCCCAGGCGATCAGCGACTCGGCGTCACGCTCGGGCAGTTCCACGATCTCTCCGACCCGGTAGGCACCGTGTGCCTTCCTCATCCGTATCCGCACCATTTCTATCTTCGTCATTCGCCCACCCTCCATGCAGTTTCCGGCGGCTTCCGCGTCTCCTGCCACTCAGTTGTGTACTGATAGACCGGGCCGCCCAGGTTCTTCCCGGGCCACGTAATCACGTATTCGCCATGCCCAATGCACACGCGAGGCGTCACGTAGAGCCGGTTGCCGGAAGCCTTCCACCCCCTCCAGAACCCGATGTCGGAATCGGTTCTGCCTTCGCCGTACCCGCCCTGCGGATCTGGGCTTTCGTAGAACCACGGCTTTTTCATACGCCGCAGAGCCGCCGTCGAGATGATCGTGCATCCAAAATGTGCCGTATCGACTTGCCTCACCGGGTGGCCGAACCACTCCACTGGCACCGACGTGACGCCGCCCTCGGGCGGGTTGTCCAGCGTGTCGAGCAGAGTGAGCATCGGCCTGCCGTCCTCTCTCTTCGTCTGGAGTGGGGCCAACGCATCGCACTGAAAGGTCATCGCCAGTGCGAATAGATGCTCGATCTGCTCGCGACTCACGAAGCTGTCCATGTCGAGCGTGATGATGAACTCAGTCGTCGGCTCGAACTGCTCTAGCATCCTCGTGAGAACCTGACTCCAGTAGGCTCCCTGCCCGAGTGTCGGGCGGATGTGCAAGGGCATCAATGCTTCGATGAACCCGAAGGCGTTGATCAGCGGCCCGAATCGTGGGCCAGATAAGACGGCTTCGGCACGCACCTCGACGCGGGAATCACCAACTTGAACGATCACGGCGAGCTCCTAAAAGAGAGACGGCGGGGAGGCTCGTCGCCTTCCCGCCGTCTACTTTCGTTCGCGTGTCAAGCCGATCAGCCGACGGCTTGCGTGTTCACGTTCTTGTCGCTTGCCGACATCGGGCCGCTCTCGCCCTTCGAGAGACGGCACGAGGTCACGATGCCCACCGTGGAGACCGGCGTCGCGAACACCGTGAGGTAACGGCGCTTGCCCCTCAAGTCCACGTCGAAGCGGTGGGCGTAGCCCACGCCAGCCGTGGCGGTCGTGCCAGCGGCCACCGTGTAATCGACCCCCTGCACGTAGAGGTTCGCCGTGCCCGCGGCACCGCTGGTGTCGCTCTGGGCCAGACGCAGCACCGTGGCGGCCGTCGCAGCGGTGGCGGCAGCGGCCGTGAACGGCGTGAAGAGAACGTCGATCGACGCGTAAGCAAACCCGAGCGTGTCGATTTCAAGCGAGTGGGTCGCGTTCGAGGCCACTGAGGCTTCGGCCTTCGACACCGACTTCTGTGCAGCACCAAAATTCATGGGTCAATTTCTCCTAGAGGATGTCGAGGTATCAGCCGAACTTGAGGGCAACGAGCGGGCCGGCCTTCGTGGTCGAGCCCAGGTCGGACACGACCATCGCATTGCGAGCCGTGGCAAACGTCAAGGTCTGATCCAACTCGATGTACCGCTCGGAAGCGGTCTTGATCGAGATGGCCCGACGCTCGCCGAAGATCGCCGCCTGGCTCAAGTCGCCGAACAGGGCGGCCACCTGGCCGGTCGTGCCGGTCACGCGGCTCTCCATCGGCTGCACCAGCGTGACGGGGTAGCCCAGGAACGTCTCGCCGAAACCGGCGGCGATGTTGCCCGAGTTGTTGCCGCCAGCGTTGGACGTGCCGCCGGGGAGCATGGCGAGCCGCAGCATCGCCGAGCCCCAGCCGGCCGGGGAGATGTACCAGCGAGCGTTCCGGTTCCTCGCAAAGAGCGGGAGCCGAGCAAGCACGTCGGTGAAGTTCCGCATGGTCAGGTCGCCGAAGGTCGTGTTGCCGGTGGCAGTCACGACGCTCGCCGAGTAGGCCGACTGGAGAACCTTCGTCGCCACGCCGGTCACGCCGTGGTAGGCCAGCGTGCCGTCACCGATAAAGCCGGCGTTGTCGAAGGCTTCGGCAAACGCCTGGCCCACTTCGACCGCCATCGCATCGGCGAGGTCGATCACCGAGTCTTCGAGCAGGCTGTTCGGGGTGCGGTTCGCCACGCCCCAGATTCGCGCGTTGAGCTCGACGTTGTCGAAGGTCACGTCGCTCTGGGTCACTTCGACGTTCTCGCCGACGGGGCGGGCGACCAGCCCGCCGGTGCGGCGCGGGTACACGAGCGTGTCGGAGTTCATCACGGCACGCTTCGCGTACTGCGGGAACACACCAAACTCCTCGACAAGCCGGATGATCTCATTGCTGAGTTCAGGGCTCGAAAGGACACCGCCGAGCGAATTGATTCCGCCGGCCTGGGCGCGGGTCTCGACGCCGTGATCCTGGCACCACCGACGGGCTTCGGCATCGCCGAACACGTAGCCCTTCAGGTGCATTCCCGCGCGGTACGCGGTCTCGGCGTCCTTGAACGCGCGGAGGTTGTTGTGCGACTTCGGCACGGCATACTCACGCTTCTCCACGGCAGTCTCCTTCGACTCGGGGGTCTCGATCGCCTTGGCCGGAGCGGCACGCTCCAAAACGGCCCGCAGTTCGCTTTCCTTCGCCTGAACGCGCTGCACGAACTCAATCCGCTCGCGGAGCTTGTCGGCCTTGGTCTCAAGGCTGCGGAGCGACGCCTCCTGCTCCTCGGTCATCGGCGCGGCCTCTTCGCCCTCGGGGGCGTCTTCGGTCATCGCCTCCATCTCGGCGACAACGGCAGCGAGTTCATCGAGCAGAGCCTTGAGCTTTTCGACAGCCACGTGAGCGTCTCCTGTGTTCGGGGGCGGCGACCGATGCCGCCGATACCCTCACGCTACGGAGACGAGGCCCAACCCTTGCAGCACACGCAGGGCGGGCAGTAAAGGACTAGCCCGCGGCCTTGAGCCGGCGAACCTCGGCAGACGGCAGCACGTGCTTATCTGTGCAGCCGCAATCGCGGCAGCGGAGATACCGAATTTGGTACTCACCCTGCCGCTGGCTCGATGCCACCAGCAACCGCCCGCACTTGCACTGCGGGCAGTCGTCGCCCGATTTAGCGGCCATGCTTGCCCAGGTACTCGCGGAGTTTGTTCGCCTGCTTGCGGAACGTAGCACGCTTGGCAAGCGAGGCGGCACGCCTCTCCACCTCCGCTTCGCGCGTCTGGCGGAACTGGTCGAATGACCGCTTCGCCACCGCCACGTCGGAGTCTGGGTAAGCCGGGAACGTGGTCGGGGAAACGTCGATCAGCGAATCGACCGCCTTGATCGTCCGCACGCTGCGGCCTTCCTCGACGCTCCACTCATCGCCGCCCTTGGCGACCTGGAACGCGAAGGAACTGCCCTTCACGATTCCCGCTCGAATGTTGGCAGCGATGTCGCGGCCATAGGTCGTGTCGGGCACCGGGAACTCGTA